AAGATATTGACAAAACTAAATTAGATAGCTATAATAAATTTACGTCTGAGTCAGGACATTGGTATGCTCAAGACGGAGAACCTATGTACACAATCATAGGTGCTAATGGTAAAGAAAGAAACACAACTCTTAGAGATGCTAAAAATCTAGGACTTGTACCTTCAGTTACTACCATACTAGGTATGATAGCTAAACCATCATTAGAAAACTGGAAGATAAATCAAGCTTTAAATTCTGCACTCACTCTTGAAAGAAACGAGGGAGAATCTCTTGAGTCTTTTGCTTACAGATGTAAGATGGATTCTAAAAAGATTGGTATGGAAGCTGCAAAGAAAGGTACTAAGATTCATTATCAAATTGAAAAAGGATTCTTAGGTATATCTAAAACTAAACCTTATAAGCTTATCAAGACTTGGTTAGATGAAAACTTTCCTAATGAAGAATGGATAGCAGAAGATTCTTTCTGTGCTGATTCAGGTTACGGTGGTAAAATAGATTTATATTCTAAGTCTGGAATCTTTGTTGACTTTAAAACTAAAGATAACTTAGAAGGTAAAGACCCTGCTAAATTAGTTTATGATGAACATGGTATGCAGTTATCAGCATATGCTCAAGGTTGTAATATAGATAACCCTCAAAGAGTTTCTATCTTTGTAGACAGAGCTGATACTGGATTAATATTATTCCATGTTTGGGATAAAGAATCTCATGAAAGGCATCTAGGTATGTTTAATGCTATCCTAGATTATTGGAAGCTAGTTAAGAACTACGATTCTTCTATTGATAATGCCTAGAAGAGTACCAAGAAAACCTAGACCTAAGAAAGTAAATGTTCCTAAAGGCTACGATAGTATTTGGGAATATGAAATACACCAAACAGTTTTAAAAGATTGGAGTCATCATTGGGATAATATAAACTATGTAGTTAAACATACATACGAACCTGACTTTGTAAAAGTTATAGATGATAAAACAATATTGATTGAAGCTAAAGGTAGGTTTTGGGATTACGCAGAGTATAGTAAGTACATACATATTAGGAATGCTTTACCTGATAATTATGAGTTAGTCTTTCTTTTTCAAAAACCTTTCTCTCCAATGCCAGGAGCAAAAGTAAGGAAAGATGGAACAAAAAGAACTCATGCAGAATGGGCAGAAACAAATAACTTTAAATGGTACAACGAAGAAAGTTTACCAAAGGAATGGAAGAGTAGTGAATTATAAATTTAATGAAGACAAACTGTTAAACGAAATCAAAGCTTACGTAGGTAATACATACGACCAGCATTATGCTAACGGTAAGTACCAAGCAACAGATATGATAATTGATTCAGGATATGGAGAAGGATTCTGTCTTGGAAACATTATGAAGTATGCTATGAGGTTTGGAAAGAAAGATGGAAAGAATAATTTAGACTTGTATAAAATAATACATTATGCTATAATAGCAATTTACGTAAACAACAAGGAACAAGATAATGGTTGAAGATAAAATAGGAACTAAGCCTTACTTAGGAATTGAAATAAACTATGATAAAGAAAAAGAATTTGATAAATTTAGTTTAGATACACTCAAAGATAGATATTTTTGGGAAGGAGAAACACATGCACAAGAAGCATTCGCAAGAGCATCCGTCTTCGGAGCCACCTTCAAAGGTGAGACAGATTTTGAGTTGGCTCAAAGACTTTACAACTACGCTTCCTCTCGTTGGTTCATGTTTAGCACTCCTATTCTTAGTAACGGGGGTACCACTCGTGGGCTTCCTATCAGTTGTTTCCTCAATTATGTTCCTGACAGTCGCAGTGGTTTATCTGCTCACTATGATGAGAATATATGGTTGGCAAGTTCAGGTGGAGGCATCGGTGGATATTGGGGTGATATTAGGAGCAATGGTATTTCAACTACTCATGGCAGTCGTTCTACTGGTTCTATTCCTTTCATCCACGTAGTTGATTCACAAATGTTAGCCTTTAATCAAGGCACAACAAGACGTGGAAGCTATGCAGCTTATATGGATATATCACACCCTGAGATTGAAGAGTTTATTAACATGCGTAAAGAATCTGGTGGAGATATAAATAGAAAGAATCTTAATCTTCACAACGGTGTAAACATTACTAATGCTTTTCTTGAAGCTGTAGAACAAGACGAAGATTGGAGATTGATTGACCCTAAGACTAACGAAGCTGTTAAGACTATTAATGCTAGAGAACTATGGTGGCAGATAATAAATGCTAGAGCTGAAACAGGTGAGCCTTACATGGTAAACATTGATAGATGTAACGAAGCTTTACCTAAAGCACAAAAAGATTTAGGACTTAAGATACGTCAAAGTAATTTATGTTCTGAAATTACATTACCAACTGATGAAGAAAGAACAGCAGTATGTTGTTTGTCTTCTGTAAACTTGGAACACTTTGATGATTGGTCAAAGGACGATAACTTTATTAAAGATTTAATAACCATGCTTGATAATATAATTCAACATTATATTGACAATGCAATAGATACAACACAACTAGGAGAATACAGTGCGAATTTTAAAAGGTTTAAAAAATATGTTAGGAAAGGTAAAGAAGGCTTTACGAAGTCTGCCTATTCAGCCTATAGAGAAAGGAGTCTCGGTCTTGGTGCTATGGGTTTCCACGCTTATCTTCAACGTAGGTCAATTCCTTTCGAAGGCATTTTCGCATCTGGGTTTAACTATTCGGCATTTACTTATATTAAACTCAAGGCAACAGAAGCAACTAAAGAGTTGGCTAGTGAAAGGGGTGAAGCTCCTGACATCAACGGTAGTGGTAAGCGGAATGCTAATCTCCTTGCTATTGCTCCTAATGCTAGTAGTGGTATCATTTGTAGTGGGACTTCTCCTAGCATTGAGCCTTATCGTGCTAACTGCTATACTCACAAAACTTTATCCGGAAGCTATCAAGTAAAAAATAAATATCTTGAAAAGCTTTTAAAATCTAAAGGACTTAAAGCTGATGAGTTAAATGCACTATGGAAAGATATATCAGGTAGTGATGGCTCTGTTCAACATTTAGATATACTTACTGACGATGAGAAAGAAATATTTAAAACAGCTAATGAAATAAATCAAATATGGATTGTTGAACATGCTGCAAAACGACAGGAGTTTGTGTGTCAGGCACAGTCTGTCAATCTGTTTTTTACTTTACCAAAAGCAACAGAACCTCAAGAAGTACATGATGAATACATGCAGTACGTAAATGATGTTCATTGGTATGGTATGAACAAACTTAAATCGCTTTATTATTTCCGTTCTAATGCTGCTCGTACAGTAGAGAATGTAAATGTTAAAGTACCAAGAATAAATTTAGAAGATACAGAATGTATCGCATGTGAGGGATAATTATGAGCTTATTAAATACGAGAGATTACTACAAACCGTTTGAATATCCATGGATGTTTGACTATTATGTATTACAGAATCAAATGCATTGGATGCCTGAATCTGTACCACTACATACAGACGTTAAAGATTGGCAGGAACTTTCAGATATAGAAAAGAATTTACTTACACAAATATTTAGATTGTTTACACAGTCTGATGTAGATGTAGGTGCAGGATATATAGATAAGTATATGCCTATATTTAAAAAGCCTGAAGCAAGAATGATGATGGGTTCTTTTGCAAACATGGAATCAATACACCAACATGCTTACAGCTTACTACTTGATACAGTTGGAATGCCTGAGATAGAGTACAAAGCTTTTGCAGAGTATGAAGAGATGTCAGACAAGCATGATTATGTTGGTAACTTTAAACCTACTAAAGCTAAAAAAGAAAGTATTGCAAAAACTTTAGCAGTTTATTCAGCTTTTACAGAAGGACTACAATTGTTCAGTAGCTTTGCAATCTTGTTAAACTTTCCAAGGTTCGGTAAGATGAAAGGTATGGGACAGATAGTTACCTATTCTATACGTGATGAGTCTATGCACGTTGAAGCAATGACAAAGTTATTCAGAGAGTTTATAAAAGAAAACATAGAAATATGGACAGATGATTTCAAGAAAGAACTATATGAGATATGTAGACATATGGTAGAACTTGAAGATAAGTTTTTAGATTTAGTATTTGATATGGGAGACATTCAAGGACTGACTAAGAAAGATATGTATGCTTACAATAGATACATAGCTGATAGAAGATTATTACAACTCGGTCTTAAGACTAACTATGACCAACGTGAGAATCCTCTAGGTTGGATTGATGAAGTAACAGGCGTAGAGCATCAGAACTTCTTTGAAGGTCGTGCTACTACATATATGAAAGCAGGTCTAAGAGGGAGACAGGATACAATTAAATTTACAGGAATAGAAAAATGAGGACAAAAAGGGATGAAGCTACCCTCTTAGCTTACAAACTTATTTATAATAGAGCAGGTAACTTAGTTACTGAAAGAACCTCGGTAGATATTACTGAATTAAAAAAGTATTTTACTGTAGAAGAATACTCTACATTACAGACAGTAATTCGAGAAGCTACAAAAAAACTAGATGAAGTACATAATTATATCGAAGCTAACTTAAATGCTCGAAAAATGACAGAATAAAGAAAATTGACCTCATGAAGCTACGTGTATTGACATATCTCTAAGTAGTTAATACACTTGCTTCAGATTGTACAACTTTTAAATACACAAGCTCTCTGTTTGTCTCAGAGGATTTACTCAATTGTATAGATAATTATCTCGTCTTTTTTACCTTTTACCTTTATTGGGTCTAAATATTTAGTTTTTATGGTAGAATTCATAGCAGTTGTATATCCAATAACTATATCCTCTCCAACTTCTTTAGTAGAACTTTCAAGTCTTGCAGCTAAATTAACTGCATCACCTATAGCAGAGTAATCAAATCGTGTATCACTTCCCATATTACCTACAACAGCTTCGCCTGTATTGATTCCTATACCTATCTCTATTCCTAAATCGGCTTCAGTCATATCTTGTTTTATTTTTATTGCAGCTTGAATAGCTTTAGTCTCATGGTCTTCAACATCTATAGGTGCATTAAAGATAGCCATCATTGCATCACCAATATATTTATCTACCATACCGTCATACTTTTTAACTGCATCAGCTTGTATCGTTAATGCTTTATTCATAATCTCTG